CAGGAAGTCCTATTGCGCTAGGTCTGGTGGCATCAAGGGCGGGGAAGGAAAGCTCTCCGCCAACTACTGGGCTCGTAAGGTATTATGGTCCTGTTAGGACGCCTCCCCTAGCGGGGAGGTGGAGGGGGAATCAATTTTCTGTCAACACCAAACTTATGAGCAAATCAGGCGAACGCTACAAGTCGAAGAAGCAGATGGCTCGTCACGAAATGGGCGAGGGCAAGAAGGAGGCCATGATGGAATATGGCTCCATGAAGACCAAGAACCACGGCACCAGCCGTAAGAAGTGCTCCTAAGATGCCCCTCACCAAAAAAGGTAAGAAGATTATGTCCGCCATGCAGAAAGAGTATGGCAAGGAGCGTGGGCAGCGGGTGTTCTACGCCTCTGCCAATGCGGGCAAGCTGAAGAACGTAGAGCTCAAGCGCAAGCGGCGCTAATGATAGGATGGGCGTATGCCAAGATACGCCTCTTTTGGAAGGCTAGACAGCCAGCTGGTGGACGACGGGGATACGGCTTTTGTTCGTATCAACCAAAGGCTTCGTCCTGACCAGCTGAAGCCGGGAGAGATAGCCGTCTCCCAGAATGGGCGCATGGATGTGGACGGGGCTTGGCAACCCCGTCTTGGCTATTACAACGTGTTTAAGCCCATAGCCACGGGTGTAGCTCCCACCCTGTCTCTCACTCTTCCTTTCACGCTAGGAGGGTCTGTCAGTCAGATTTATGGGTCCTGTCTCTATTCAGACCCAAATAGCACATCCACGGAATACTTGGCTCTGGCCACGGATAGTGCGGTGAAGCTCATCCTAGCCTCCAATCCCTCGGCTACCGTCACTAGCATCAACTACCCCACGGGCGAGTATGTCGATGCCACCTGCGAGATTCTTCAGGCGTTTGAAAACCTTTTCATCTTCAGGAATGGAAAGGTGGCGATGAAGTGGCATGGGTTTGTGCCCACCATCACGGCTGCTGTCAGGCAGGGGAATGAGGCCCGCATCACGGTGGCCAGCCATCATCACGTCATCAAGGATGACACCATCATTGTGGCTGGGTTGACGGCGGCTGGTGGATCAACCCCTAATGGCACGTTCACGGTGAAGAACGTGACGGCTACGGAAATCCACTACAACTGCTCTGGCAGCAACGAAACTTTTGGCGGCATAGCCTCAGCCACCATCACCACCCAATTTGAGTTGGTGGACAAGGGCGCTTACACTCAGCCCCTTGTTTACGACACCGCCGAGAACACGGACATTGCCTCTGGCGTAGTGACGGTGACGGAAACTGGACATGAGGTTGTCGTTGGGGACAAGGTAATTGTCAGCGACAAGGGTGCCACCGACCTCAATCCCCTTACGGAATATGTGGTGTATGAGGTGACGGCCAACACATTCCTGTTCAGGGCGGATGCGGCTGACATCACCAATGCCACCATTGCCGTGGGCAAGCGTCAGTCGATTGGGCTTGGGTTCACCCATATGCCCGCCCCGCCTTGGGCCATCTACCACCAGCGCAGGCTCTGGATGCCGTTCAACTACGCCATGACGGGTACGAGTGGTAGCCCTGTCATCACATCCAGAAACACCAAGGACGAAATCATTGCTTCCGACATTCTGGACGAGAACACCTACGACCAGATTCAGAACCAATTCAGGATAGCGTCTGGATCGGCCGACTTCATCGTTGGTCTACAGCCGTTCTCGGAAGACAACCTTGTAGCGTTCGCCCGCAACTCCATCCACTTGGTGAGGGGCGTTGGAGCCGACCTAGCCAATGCCACGGTGCAGGAAATCACCCGTGAGGTGGGCTGCGTGTCACGCAAGTCCATTGCTCAAGTGGGCAATCAAATCTTCTTCCTCTCCGACAATGGCGTGTACGGGGTGGCGTTTGAGGACCTGTACAACCTGCGCGGGGCCACGGTGCCGCTGTCCGAGGCAATCAATCCTCTCATTGCTCGTATTAACAAGCCTTATGCTGGGAATGCTGTAGGCGTCTACCACGACAATCGCTACTACCTAGCCGTTCCCTTGGACACCTCCACGGTGAACAACACCATTCTGGTGTACAACTTCCTCAATCAGGGATGGGAGTCGGTGGATGTGGTGAACAACGCTAATTGGAACATCACAGGATTCATCCGTGCTGGTGCTGGCGGGCCCAATAAGCTCCATGCCGTCAGCAAGGAGGGTGGCATCCATCTCATCGACACGGCTGACTCCGCCAGCCCTAGCAACTGGAATGACTTCCTTGCCCTAGCTTCTGGAAGCTCCGTTGTTGAGACAGCCGTAAGTTCGCTGTTCACCAGCCGCCAATACACCTTTGGGACGATTGACCGGAAGAAGTTCAACACCTACGAGCTCCATCTGGAAAGTCCGTCTAACACGCCCTCCAACGCCTCCATGTCCATTGAGGTGGAGAATCCCGATGCCACGGCCTCCCTTGGCACCGTATTCGGAATAACGGGCAACTATCTGGCAGCGTCCGAGGACGTTTCAATCAGGGCTAGAATTGGCAATCTTAGGGGCTATGGCGCTCAAATGAGTGTTACACCGTCTTCTGGAAGGCCGAAGGTGAGGGCTTTACGCTTGACGGGTATGCTGGGTATGAATGCCATCCTTTCCGCTGACTAATGGGCATCATTAAAAGAGGTTACACGTTCACGGACAAGAACGAGGATTGGGCCAGCCGCAAGGCTACGGCCATCCGTCTAAACAAGCTCATTGACGAGTCTGTCTGGAATGGTGCCACCAATTCGGATGGATTTGCTCCAGATGATGGCATAACGCCCAATGATCCAACGGCCCTGAGCTACACCTCTGGCGTTGAGTCCATTGTGTTGTCTTGGAGCTGGGTGCAGAACACCCAGCCTCTCAAAACTTGGATTTACGAGAACACCACTAGCTCCCTTCCGGCCAATCCATCGTTTTACGTCGGGCAAGACCAAAGAAGTTTCTTCCGACAAAATCTTACGGCAGGAACCACCCGCTACTACTGGATTAAGGTGGAGGCTAGGAATGGTCGGTTTTCCAATGTGGTTGGGCCTTTGGCCGCAACTGTAGCCACTTGGCCAGTTACGGACACCATCACCACAAATCTGGCCAAGAAGATTACTAGGTCAGCCACCCAGCCAGTTAGTCCTAATGATGGAGATGTCTGGATAAACACATCGGACAACAACATCCTCTATCGCTGGAATTCTGGTACGTCTACTTGGGAGCCCTATCCAGACAAGCGAGTTGACAGCATTGCGGATGAGTATGTGCTGATGGTGACGCCTACGGCCTCTGGTCCAAGCCAGCGCATCCTAGGCTTCAGGGCTACGAATGCTGATGGCGGGAAGGTGATTTCTGTGGCAAGCAGAAGTGCGAACGTCGTTACAATCACTACGGCGACGGCACATGGCTATACTACGGGAAATCTGGTTAGCATGACAGGATTGGGTTATGCCACAACCAATCCCAATGGAACCTACATCATCACCAGCACGGGAAGCACTACGTTCACCTATAACCTTCCTTCTGGTTCATCAACCGAGAACTATGGCGTTACCAACGCCTATGCCGCCAAGGGTACGGAGTTTGTAGTTCAGGCCGATTACTTCTCCATCATAAACTCTGATGGAACCGCTCAGGAGTCTCCGTTTACGGTTAGTGGAGGTGTTGTCTACATCAAGGATGCGCTCATCCAGAATGTATCGGCCACCAAGATTACGGCAGGAACTATCACCAGCCAATCATTAACCATTTCAGATGGAGCAACTCCGGGTTCTGGAGTAATTCAGTCATCTGGATTTGTTTCAGGATCGTCTGGTTGGCAAATCAAAGGTTCTGGAGATGCCGAGTTCAATAGCCTTACGGTACGAAATGGCATCCTAAATACTCCTAGGATTACTGGTGTTGGGTCCAACGGATGGATAAAGTTGGATGGAGCAAGTCTGATTTCATCCACCACTTCAGATGGATCAGATAATTCAATTATCCGCGTAAATGGAGGTGGTAGCGATAGCGACACCCGAGGAGGTCAGATTGACCTTCTTGGAAACGAATACACTACGGTAACTGGGTACAACGGATCAGTTCTCTTAACTCCGGGCAACGTAACCAATGGAACCGTAAGGCTTCGTAGCAAGGGTGGCAATGACAGGCTTGTTATTAAGGATACTGGAATAGTTGAGGTAACTCCTTCTACTGCGTTTCAGGTTGTTGGAACATTTGGAAATGGCATTATTCGCTGCTACCATTTTGGAGGAACTCCAAACTTTGAAGGATATGTTGCCGATGGAACCCCAACCACTCCAACGGCTGTTCCAAGCGGACGCATAACGGCATTTAAACTCATAGGGTATGACGGATCATCATGGGTTGGCAATGCTCAGATAAGGCTAAGAACATCCGAAGCTTGGACGGCATCTGCTCATGGAACAGAAATGGAGTTTCGTGTAACTCCAAATGGAACTACTGGAGAACTTGCTGCATTAAACATTGCCAATAATGGGTCAATAAGCACTTGGAGTTCAGTAGCTGCCGGGGGAGTAATTTCCTGTCCAAGCGATATCTATACCAGCGGTGCTGGTGCGACTAGGGTTGGATTCCTTAATGCCTCTGGCTCTGGTAGTGGAACAACCTACGTTGGGCTTAGGTATGATGCTACCAATAATTGCGCTGAATTAGCTGCCTTGTCGGGATCAGTAGCTTGGAGGGATGTTCACATTGCTCCAAACGCTTACGCTAAGTTTGGAACGTACACGGCGAATAGCGGAGTGACAATCGACGGCTACATCGAAATCAAGGACTCTACCGGCACCGTCCGCAAGCTGGCCGTGGTATCCTAATCTCAACCTATTTCATTTATGGCCATCCTAACCAAGGGTCAAACCTTCACGTCCACCGACACCGTAACCAACGTCAAGCTGCACAACTTGGTGGATAATGCAGCCTTTGTATCTGGCAGCAGCGGCACCTGCGCCAGCGGTGGTGGTCTTGAAGTGAGCGGAGGCCAGCTCCAGATTGCCAACAATGGCGTTACGGTAGCCAAGCTGTCAGCTGGTGCGCCGTCTTGGGATGGTTCGTCCAATCTCACCGTCAACGGAACCCTGACGACAGGTGGAACGGTTGCGACATCCGGTAATCTTGCTGTAAATGGAACCACAGCCCTAACTGGAGACGCCACTTTGGTAGGGAAGATTGTTCAGTCTGGCAACACCAGCGATAGAACGGTGAGACTGCAAACCGGCTCCAACACTCCCTACGTCATTAGCTTTGGGTGGGATGACAACACCAAAGAGCTTCTGGTGACAGTTGGAAGCAGCGAATACAAGGTGGCATTGACGCAGGTGTGAGCCCAATAGAGGAAGCCAAAGCCTACTACCAATCAAGGGGGTGGAGCTTTGAGCAGGACTTGGGCTACTACCTGTGTCATGGGTATGTGTTCTCCACTCCTGACAGGCTGCTCCTAGCCAAGCCCGTCAGGAAGGATGTGGGGCAGGATGATTGGCACCCCTCCACGCCAGATTGCTGGTATGTTCATTATGCGGCTGGCCGTAACGCTTTGGAGTGGTTTGTAGCCCAAGCCCCCTACTTCCTTCCCTACATGGGATGGACCCGTAATAAGGGCAGGAACGACCGCTTCCGGGCCTACCCTACAACCCTGTTGTGTGCTAAACTAGCTCGCAAAGAACATCATGGCCTCTGTTAAGACTCCCGCTCCTCCTCCCGCACCAACACCCGTCAGCATGGCGGAGGAATACCGCAGGACGGCAGAAACCATGTCCGATCCGGCATTGCTGGAGAAGATGATTGCGGCCGAGGAGTTGGCCCGTCCGCGTTACGCAGCCCTCAATCTGGCTGACCTCCGCACCTACATGGGTGGCGTATTGGGCCTTCAGGAACAGGCCACCCGTCAGGCTGGCGTGCTGGAGCGTGAGATGCTTGGAGCCCAACGTGCGGCTGACATTGCCGCTGTGGAGCAGCTTGGGCCGCGTGCCACGGCTGCTTTGCGTGCTGCCGATCCTGTTGCCGCCCGCATGGCTGAATTGAGCCAACAGGCCGCAGAGCGGGCTTATGGGACTGCTGATCGTGTCACTCCCGAGCAAATGCGCGGAGCCCAGCAGACGGCCCGCATGGCTGGCTTGGCCCGTGGCCGTCTGGGCGACACGTCTTCCGTTGCCGCCGAGATTCTTGGACGTGAGGACATCCTTGCCCGTCGTAGGGCTGAGGCCGCTCAGGCTGGCCAGCTTGCCTTTGGCATGAGCCGTGCCATCAGCGCCGATCCGTTCCAATCCATTCTTGGCCGTCAGTCTGGCGCTTTGGGCTATGGAGCCCAACAGCAAGCCTTCACGCAGCAGCTCGGGGCGCAGCCCATTGGCCCGCGTGCTGTTGACTACAACGCTGCCGTCAATCTGGCCATGCAGAATCAGGCCAATCTGGGCCGCTATCAGACGGCTGTTTATGGCTCTCAGGCTCAGGCTGCTGGAGCTCAGGCCGCTGCCCGTGGCCAGATGCTTGGTGGCCTGTTTGGTGCCGCTGGCTCAATGCTGGGTGGTCCCATTGGCGGAATGATTGGGTCTTCCGTTGGCGGAATGTTTGGTGGCGGAAGCAATGTCTCCCGGGCGTCTGATCCTTCTAATCCCTACGGATAATACTTATGGCCGTCGCAACAGGAAGCCAGCTACGCCCCGAACTCTCGGCGGTTGACTACACCCCTTTCCAGCAAGCCGCTGGACAGGCTGCACAGATGCAGGCTCAGGGCATTGCTGCGGCCAGCTCGGGCCTGTTTGATGCTGTCAGGCAATACAGCCAGAACAAGATGGCGAGCGACGCATTGGAGGGCGAGAATGCCCAGATGCTCGCCCTGTTGCAGCAGGTGCCGGAATACAGGGACTTTGCACCCAACAAGGACATTCTGGACAAGTATCAGAAGAAGCTGATAGAGGGAGGCCTGTCCCTTTCCGACAACAAGAAGCTCAATGCTGAGCTGAACGTGGCGTTCAAGGTGGGCGACAGGGTGCTCAACTATCGCCAGCAGCAGGAGTATGCCAAACAGGCCAAGGCTGCTACGGATCGGATTGTAGCTGAGAATGAAAAATTCAAGTCTCGGCTTGATGCGTCCAATAAGTTCCGCACGTTCTTGGCCCAAAATCCAAAGGCCACGGATCAAGAAATCTACTCGTTTGCAGCACCTCTGGACATTGATTATCAGGAACTCAATGCCATGTTGCGCGGCAAGGCCGACGCCGGGATGTATGGCATACAGAGAGAGGCGGCTCAGGCAGATTTGAGGGGAAGGACTCTGGCTAATGAGAAGCTGCAAGCTGAAGTGAAAGCCGCCGAAGCAAGGGCTGGTCAAAACTACCTCAGGACAACCCCGATTACATTAAACGGAGAAGTTATTGGAGTTCATGTTTCTTCCTTTGACCCCGTATCTTGGCGTGAGAACGTAGAAACCAAGTTTCTGCCCGAGCCAAAGAAAGCTGAAGGCCAAAAGATAATGGCGCTCTTTGGCCAGTTTGCAGACGCCCAGAGACGGGGCGATACCGCTGCAATGCTGGAAATTGCCATCAACTATGGCAAGGAGGCTAATTATTCTGGGTTTAGTCCTGACGCATTGGTGAAACAGATGGCTTCAAGTCTGGCCTCCCAGCCAGCCCTAGGCTCGGTTGGAAGGGCAAGCACTAGCACCGGACTCACCGTAACTGGGCAGCGAGTTGGTCAGTCATCCGAAGAGCGCAGCCCCGGGGCTCCTCCGCCGCCAACGGGATCGACCAGCCAAAGCCCGGGTGCCGTGGTGACGCCATCTGGCAAGGCGGCTGCCACGGAGACAATGCCTCCGCAGCCTCCCGCTCCTTCAACCCCTCCCGCTCCAGCCGTGGAGCCTGCGGGGTTTGAGGCCTACAACCCCACGATTGAACAGCAAAGGCTTGAAGCTGGCTATCCGACGCAGGATGAGCTGGTTCGAGCCCTTGCCGTTTCCGCCCCTCCGCCTCCGCTGGTTGACACCAACATAGTGCCCGCTCCCGCTCCTGCGAGGGGGCAACCAACCTCAGGCTACAACTATCCCGCCTACTCTGTGCTTGGCATTGCCGAGCGTTTGAGTGCCGAGAGCGGAAGAAAGAGGGCGGAAATTCAGGCGCAGGACCAAATGCTGTCGTCTGGTGCTGGACGGGGCTTGAGCCAGATTCCAGAAACCCTGCTGCGGGCCGGTGAGGCTGGCATTGCTGGTGTTATGACCGGCGACTATTCCATGCCCGAAAAGAGCGGCATGAGGCGTCTGGGAGAGGCCGCTGGGGAAGCCATGTCAGGCAGCATGGCGTCCGAAATTCAAAGGCTCCAGCGCGAGGACGAGGTGCTGCGTGCGCGGCCCAATTCCATTGAGGCTTACGACATCCGCCGTAGCCGTGGGCTGCCGGGACCCGCTAGGGAAGGCGCTGGCTACACGCGCAGTTTTACGGCTGAGGAGATGGACGGGATGCGCGCTGGCCAAGCTCCTGTTGGAAGGGCTGAGGCGGAGTCTCAAATTCGTCCCAACGTGTCTCGCGGGCTGATGGAAATCATATCCCCGAGGCCGAGCCAGAAGGTTAAAACCGAAAAGCTGACCAAGGAAGAGGCCAAAGCCGAGCAGGCTGTGCGTCAGCCGCAAGGCGGCGTTGGCCTTGGCTTGGAGGTTCTACCTCAAATCAATCTATCCAAGGACACCAAGCGCATTGCCGACCTCCTGCTCAAGGAATACGAGAGCAACAAGAAGGGACAGCCCTCGTTCACTATCACGGCAAACAAAGGGGCGGACAACGAGAAGACGATAAAGGTGAGCAATCCAGCCATCTTGGCCGTACTCTCCAACCCCACCATGTTTGAAAGGCTCATCCGTGAGGGAGCGGCATTCTCGGAAGCCAGCACCAATCCTCTTGCCACTCGCACCCTCATAAACGAGCGCATGAGCAGAATGGCGCGTGAGGCTGAAATGCTTCGCCAGCTTGAGATGATGGGTCGTCGCACCACCCGAGGCCGCTAACACCCCCGCGCTGGGGAACCATGCGCTATGATTGCCTCCAATGCCCAAGTACATCATCAACACCAGCAAGGGTGCTTTTCAGATTGACGCCAGCAGGGAGCCCAATCAACAGGAAGCCGAGGAGATAGGCGAGCAGCTTTCACAACGCGAGAGTTCGTTCCAACCCCAAGCCCCTGCCCAAGAGGCCCCAACCAAGCCTCAGGAGGAGGTGAAGCCAAAGTTGAAGGAGCCCACCACCTATCAGACGGTGAGAGGGGCTGTGCTTGATGTTGCGCCCGCTCTGGCTGGTGGTGCTGCTGGTTTTCTGGTTGGTGGGCCGGTGGGCGCTGCCGCTGGAGCAGCTGGCATGTCAGCCCTTGGCAATGTTTACAAGCAGAGGCTTGAGCAGGAGGAGGGAATACGCGGGGAAATCAGCAAGGGAGAAGTGGCGGCTTCGGCTGCGGTGGCAGCTATTCCTGCATCCTTTGGAGCCAAGGCGGTGATGGGGGCCAAGGGCCTGTTTGTTCCCGCCGTGGTGAGAGCCACGCAGGGCGGAGTTACGGCTGTTAGCGCCGAAGCCATAAAAAGCCTAGTGGACAAGGGGGAGCTGCCCGAATGGGAAGACGTTGCGCTTCCAGCTGCCGTTGGCACGTTGGCGGGCGGCGCATTGGGTATGGCTGAAAAACGCTACCAAGTGGCCGGAAGCCTAATCACCAACCCTATTGCCGCTCAGGCAGCGCAGGGGGCAACAGGAATTGGCGTAGGGGCCTACGTTTACAATGACGCCCGCGAGAAGGGCGACCCTAATGCCCTGCCAAAGGCCTTTATTTATGGCATCGGGGCCATAGGCGCAACCCACATTCCCAGCCTTTTGAAGGCCACGCCTGACGTAAGGGGCAAAACCTCCCTGATGGTTGCCGGACCCGAGGGCACGGCTGGAGAAGGAGCGGTGAAGATTGCCGAGAAGTATCAGAACACGCTTCGAGCCTACGAAGATGAGGCCAATAAGATTGGGTTTGAGGTGAAGAAGTTGATTGAGAAGTCGGCCAATCCCAATCAGCTGACGGCGGATGTCCTATCCGTGCTGGACGGCAAAGCCTCCTTGGCTAAGCTGCCCAAGGACCCAACCCAAAAGGACTTGAGGACGTGGATGGCTCGGGCCAAACAGCTCAACGCCCAGTATTCCGATGCCATTGAGAACATGCCCGGGCTCACGGATACCCAGCGTGACATCATCAGGGCCAACCGAGGGGAGTACATTCGGACGGTGTATGCCGCACACGATCCTAGGGCCGAGCGTTTCGTTGACTTTGACGAGCCAACCAAACGTGCAGCCTATCGCAGCGAGCTTGTCACCAATCTAATGGCCAAGGCTGCAAGGGCCAAAAAGCCAATCACGGCAGCTAGTGCTGGAGCTGAGGCTGACATGATAATGGCGAAGATGCTCAATGACGAGAGCTACATCTGGGGCAGCGTTGTTCCCGGGTCCGCCAAAGGATCGCCAACATCCGCGCTCAAGAAGAAGCTCAATCTAAGCGATGCAGCTAGGGAATGGCTTGGAGAAGTGAGAGACCCGGGCGCGATGATTGCCAACTCCCTGAATGCTCAGGCCCGCTTGGTGCTGCATGACCAGCACGACGATTTCCTTAGCAAGTTCCTTTTAGGTCCCGGTGGTGTTGGAAGCAAAACCAGCAAGCCCGGATATGTGTTGATGGTTGGAGAAGACAATCCTGTACTGCACAAAAGGCTTGAGGGAATCTACGTTCCAGAGCTCTGGGCCAAGGCCTACAAGGAGGTGCTCTCTCCCAACCTGCTTGGAGATGGCGCAATACCAAAGGCTTGGATGGGCTTGCAGACGTTCTC